GAGCTTATGATGAAGTTAACGGAAGGTGAAGACACACCGTCGGAACCAACAGGAGAGTAATTTGAGCGTTGTAACAGAACCGGAATTCCTGGACTGGAAACAACATCCGATCACGGGGGCCTTCATGAAGGCTCTCTTCAATGATAGAGAGTATTTAAAAGAGATGCTAGTAGGTGGTACAGACGACGACAGTAATGTTCGTGGTCGTATTGCAGCTGTTGGTATGATCCTTGCTCTTGACTATGAAGGTCTGATGGAAAGTTTAAGGGGAGATAGATGAGTAATACTACAGGGATAACACCCTTATTAAATCGAGTACTGATTAAGCCAATGATTGTAGTTAATCAAACAGCAAGCGGTATCATAGTCTCTACAGAGGGTATGAGTGAACGTGAGCAGTTAGGTAATACAACTGGTGAGGTCGTAGCTGTTGGTCCAGAAGCCTTTAGTGGCTATGCTGAGTGTCCTGTTAAACAGGGTGACAAAGTAATCATGGCTAAGTATGCAGGTTTAATGTACGTCGGTAAAGACGGCGCTAAGTATAGAATGATTAACGATGATGACTTGACTGGTATCTTAGATCCAGACATGGACTTAGTTGATCCACATTTAAGTAAGGGAATAAGATGAGTGATGATGTAATTGACAATCAACAAGAGCCTAACAACGTTGAACCACAACAGATTCCAAACACACCTGACTATGCTGCTGAAGCTGGCGCACAGGGTTGGGTTGCTAAAGAAGACTATCGTGGTAATGAATCTGATTGGGTAGATGCTGAAACCTTTGTCCGTCGTGGCAAAGAGATTATGCCTATCCTTAGGAAGAACAACGAGAAGCTGCTCAAGGAACTTAAAGAGGCACGTAGTATTGCTGAAGAAGCAAGATCTACTGCACGTGAGTTCCAGAAGTTCCAAAAGGAACAGTATGAACGTAAGGCAAAAGAACTGGAAGGTCAGTTAGTTCAATTGAAACAAGCAAAGCGTGATGCAGTCTCCAGTGGAGATGGCGATCGTGTTGTTGAGATTGATGATGCCATGGACTTGATTAAACAGGATGTAGTTGAGGCCCGTGCCGAAGCTACTCGTGAACCAACACCAGCAGTACAGTCACCACCACAGCCAGATGAGAATCTACAAGCGTGGTTAGATCGTAATGATTGGTTTGGTCAAGACAAACGAATTACAGACATCACAAATACAATTGGTAAGTCTATTACCGAAGAGTTCCCTACCCTTAAAGGTAAGGCATTCCTAGACAAGTTAGATGAAGAATTAGCTACCACGTTCCCAGAACGCTTTGGTAAAAAGAAACGATCTAATCCTATGGATGGATCTGCTGCTACGACAACCTCTGGTCGCCCTAGCTCTGCTAAGAAATCATACGAGAACCTACCTACAGAAGCTAAGGCCGCTTGCGACCGCTTTCTTAAGCAGGGTTTAATTAAGAGTAAAGAAGCCTATGTCGCTGAATACGACTGGTCAGAATAAACAAGAGAGAAAGACAATCATGGCAACAGATAAAAAACTAGCAGTCGGTGAGTTTATTAATCCAAATACAACCACTGTTAAGGAACAACAAGAAGAAGTCAAGACACCCACTGTGTCTAATGAGAAACCGGTACGTCGCAATCGTGGGGCGTTTAACGGGACACGTGGTAAGTTGCAAGTAGGAAATCTTATTACAGGATATCACTTGTACTTCTTTAATGATGAGCCGGGTCGCATTCAAGCGGCTCTTGACGCTGGCTGGGAATTTGTCTCTCCCTCAGAGGTAGGATATGCTGCATCGAACGTTACAAATACAAACGTCGATCTTGGAGATAGAGTAAGTGTTATTGGTAGTAAGAATGATATGGGTCAACCAGTCAAACAGATCTTGTTAAAGATTAAAGAAGAATGGTGGGACGAAGATCAAGCTGATATCCAATCACGCAATGACAAAACAGATGCTTCCATTCGTAGAGGTAAAGGTGGTTCAGGAGTTGATACCACTGGATTCTATAATGCAGGCATTAAATATTAATACTAATCTTATTGAAAGACTTTAAATGGCAAATACAAACGCCCCTCGTGGTCTAAGCCCAATCGGTACTATTACCGGTGGAACTTGGAACCAACAAGGCCAGACTTTCGCTATCGCTAACGATGCTTCTAACAGCTACGCCATTGGCGATGTTGTAAAGCTTGCTGGTGGTTCCGACACGAACGGCACTGCATACGTAACTAAAGCTGCTACTACTGATATCCCTGTTGGCGTTATCGTTGGTTTCCGTGTAGCTAATTACGGTGTATCACTCCAAGGTACAACCCTTGCTTTGAACCAAATCTACTATCCAGTAAGTTCTGGTTTACAATATGCTGTTGTAGTAACAGATCCTAACATCATCTTTGAAATTGAAACTGATGCTACTGGTGCTTCAGCTGCTAACGTAGGTTCTAATGCACCTATGTCTATTACAGCTAACCAAACCACTTTGTCACAATCTAGCCCACTATCAAGCACTGTCTTGAATAGCTCTGGTATTATTGCTCAGGGTACAACTGGTTCTTTGGCATTGCCTCTGACTATCATTGGCGTATCGCAACGTCCTGATAACGCAGTTGGTGCATATGATAACGTTCAAGTTATCTTTAATCGTCACCAATACAAGCAAGCCCAAGGCACAGCTTAATAACTAAAGGAATAAAAACATGGCAGGCGTAATCACAACCGGTACCCATCCTAAGGCCCTATGGCCTGGTATTAAAGCTTGGTGGGGCCAAGTCTACGAAGAGCATCCAGAAGAATATTCTTCACTCTTTGATAAAGAATCATCACATCAAAACTACGAAGAAGATGTCCAGTTAACTGGCTTCGGACTCGTTCCACAAAAAGCTGAAGGCGCTGGTACTACTTACGATTCAGAGATTCAAGGTTTCACAACCCGCTACACACACATTGCATACGCTCTTGGTTACATCGTAACTAAAGAAGAGTTGGATGACAATTTGTATGAGCAAGTCTCTAAGAAGCGTTCTGGTGCATTAGCAATGTCTTTCCGTCAAACGAAAGAAAACGTTGCTGCTAACATTTACAACCGTGCATTTACTACAGGTACCAACCTACAGTATGCTGGTGGTGATGGCGTAGCTCTTTGCTCCACAGCACATCCTAATACTTCTGGCGGTACATTCGCTAACAAGTTAACAGTTGATGCTGACCTCTCCGAAGCTTCTTTGGAAGATGCAACAATCGCTTTGATGGGTTTCCAGGATGACCGTGGCCTCTTGATCAATGTAATGCCTAAATCATTACACATTGCTCGTCAAGAGATCTACAATGCTGGACGTATCCTTAAATCAACTAACCAACCTACCAACGGCAACAACGATTTAAACATCTTGCGTGCTAACAATGTATTCCCAGGTGGTGCAGTTGTTAACCATTACTTCACATCTCCTCATGCTTGGTTCATCCGTACTAACGTACGTGATGGTATGAAGTATTATGAGCGTGTTGGTGTACAGTTCGATCAAGATAATGATTTCGATACCATGAATGCTAAGGCAAAAGGTTACGAGCGTTATTCATTCGGCTGGACCGATCCACGTGCTATCTTCGGCTCTAACGGCCCTTGATTTTTTAAGATGAGGGGGTCAAAAGCCCCCTCTTCTAGTTTCACCCCACAATATTAATTAAAAGGATTTATAATGGCCTCTTTATTTCGTGATACAAAACTAGGACTAGTTAAAACTGTTCAAGTAGATTCTACAATGTCTGGTTACACAGAGATTGCTAAAATCCCTAAAAATTCCCGCATCCTTGGTTTCATTGTCAATGGTGCACCAATTGCTTCCGCAACGTTATCGTTGGGTAGCACAGCTACTGCTACAGAATATGTTAACGCATATAGCTTAGCAAGTGGTTATGCAAACTTTGTTAATGATGTAGATAGCACTGCCCTCGGCACTGTAACAACTACTGACTCTTCTGTATACGCTATTGTTAGCGCAACTTCAGGTGTTTGGCAAGTTTCTATTCTATTCTCAGCAACTTACTAATTAGGAGGTTAACATGGCTAACGTCGTTAACACTCAAATTATTATGGATGGCAATCGAAATGCCGTCGTTAAAGTTACTGGAGTATTAGATACATCTAACGTAGCTGCTTCTGGCACATTAGGCACTGCTTCATCTGGTGCTACTACTATTAACTCTAAAGTTATTACATTCACCGCTGGTGGTTTAACACCAACTGTTGGTCAGGGTGTTACAGGTACTGGAATACCTGCGAATGCTTATGTTGCTGTTGTAAACAGTACAACACAAGTAACAATGAACGTAGCTGCTACAGCAACTGGTAGTTCATTAACTTTCTCATTAGTAGCTGGTAGTATTATTATTGTTGATCCAATTAACTATGCTTTGATTCCTACAGGATTTAGAATTGATCATCTTGATTATTCTATTTCTGATCCACTAGAAGTTAGATTGCTTTGGGATGGTAGTACTCAAGTAGATATTATCCCTGTAGCTGGTCGAGGTAAGATGAGCTTCTGGAACTTTGGTGGTTTACAAAACAATGCACCTAGTCCTACTGGTCGTATTGCTTTAACAACTACTGGATATAATACTACATTAGGAACAACACCTTTGGTGTTCTCCGTAGTACTTGAACTGGTTAAACAAGGCGTTCAGTAATGCAGGTTGCAAATAGCAACGCTAAAGAACTACACCTATCCGCTACGGTTATCCGTGCGGATGGTACTGTAGTTGAATTAGGCGTTATAGATTATTGGCACAAAAACCCAATCAAACGTTTTATTTGGAGAATTAAAAAATGGCTACACTCTTAGTTAATACAGGACGTGCTATCGTTACTAGCCGCCTTAATAGTGGTGGTACCACTCCCAGCTATGTTGCTTGGGGAACTGGTGCCGGTACGACTGGTGCAACTGATACGACTTTGTTTACAGAGGTAACACCACGTGTTAGTGGAACCACCTCTCAAGTTACAACATCCACAACAAACGACACATTCCAAGTTGTAGGTACACAGACTGCTGGTACAAGTGAGACAATCACTAATGCTGGTTTGTTTGATGCTTCAACCTCTGGCAATTTATTTATTAAAGGTGACTTTACAGGCATTCCATTGAATACTAGCGATTCAATTCAGTTTACATTTAAAGTTCAGTTTAGTTAATGTCAATAAATGGTTCTAGTATAGATAGAGTAGCAATTGATGCAAGCGATAACATTACGTTAACGCCTACATTGATAGTTACTTCTACTAGCACTAGCATTATAACTAAAGTATTAGCGTTGCTAAGAACACTTAGTTACGCAGTAACGTCGACAGTAACAATTAATAAGCTTCAAAGTTTGTTTAGAACTTTAACTTATGCTGTTACTTCGACAGTTACTATAAAAAGAGCTATTGCGGTAATTAAGACAATCTTGTCTACATCTACTGCGACAATTACTAAGAGTGCTGCAAAGACACTGACTTATTTGTCTAGCAGTTTAGCAACAATAAAAGAGTTAGTATCTAGGTTCAGAACTTTGACTGTAACTTCTACGAGTACAGCAAGCATTATCAAGTCAGCAACAAAACTATTAAGTGTTATTTCTACATCTGTAGCTACATTGGTTAAACTACCAATTAAGCTTTTAGCTGTAACAGTTAATAGCCTTGTGACTATTGGCAAAGCAATAAGTAAGATTATGACTACTGTTGTTGAGCACATTATTGTGGTGCTTAGCGATATAGCAATACACTTAGTAGCTTTATCAAGAACAGTAGTGAGCTCAATAACCATTGGTAGGGCAATTAGCCGTACCTACTCAACTCTGATTACTTCAACAGCTAGTCTGTTTAAGTTAATACCTAAGACATTATCTGTAGCAGTAAGTAACTTAGTTACTGTCCTTAAACAAATAGGTAAAAGAGTTATAACTAGTATTTCAAGTACAGTTGTTATTGTTGTACAGTTTTTCTTTTACAAGACTTTACAAACTGTAGTTAGCTCTACGACTAGTCTAACTAAAGCAATGTTAAAACTGTTAAGTGTTGTTTCTACACACACTGCAACTCTTTCTCGATTAATAGAAAAGTTATTGTCTGTAGTTAATCATATAACAGTTAAACTATATCCAGCATTTGTCCAGAAGTTTGGCGCAGTTGCTAAGTTTACTTTTATTGTTGGGCCTAAGAAGCTTATGATAATGGTAATTAAAGACAGAGATATTTTAGTCGACAAGGCTGAAAAGACTTTGATTTTTGTTAAAAATCGTGTTATAATGTTATATCGGAAACTTTAATGGCTGAGTCATTTTCTTACAAGATTACTACTGAGAGTGAATTATTCACTTTTGATTTTACTCAAGTTCTTGCACCTAATGAGACTATTCTAACGGCAGATTGTTCCGTTATTGTTATGGACGGTGTAGACCCTAACCCATCAGCAATCCTTCAGGCTACTCCTATTATTGCTAATAAGACAGCGTCTCAGAGAATTATTGGTGGACTAACTGAAGTAACTTATCGTCTAGAAATGACGATTACTACTTCATTAACTAATACCTATGTAGGTGTTGGTGATCTCCCAGTCTACGCTTCTAATCTGGTATAACCTATGAGTTATCAATCAAACTATGTCAGAGGTCTTTGGAAATGTCTTTGTGAGTCGTGTGGTCGTGTAGTTAAGAATACAGAGCTTCGTCAACGCTGGGATGGTTTTATGGTTGATGAACGCTGCTGGGAACCAAGACAACCACAGGATTTTGTACGAGGTGTTGCAGACTACCAAGCACCTCCATGGACAAGACCAGAGCCTCAGAATCAATTCATTAAAGTCTATAGCTCTAACAGGTTAGTTAATGGCTTCCTAGTAAACACTATTACAGTAGGATAATTCAATGTCACGTCCTTTATTTACAAACAATGCTTCTACCGCACTAGCTAGAGCTATTACGCCTCCCGATACTATTCTACAACTTACTGCAGGAACAGGTCAGTACTTCCCACAGCCTACTGGTGGTAACTATTTTATGTTAACACTAATTCAGATTAATAATCCTGAAATAGCTGAAATTGTACAATGTACGGCACGTGTTGGAGATGTTTTAACTATTGTAAGAGGACAAGAAGGAACGCAACCACAAATATTTAATATTAGTGATAATGTTGAATTACGGATTACTGCTGGTAGTTTAAATTTATTTGCTTCTAGTAAAGATACTGTTACTATATTTCAAGAATATCAAGTAGCCACACAAGCACAAACAATATTTACTCTATCTTCTTTTACTTATTTAGTAGGGTATAATGCACTATCCGTTTTTGTAAACGGTAGTAAACAAATTATAGGTTTCAATTATATAGAAACATCTACATCTATTATTACATTTAATTCTGGTTTAAACGCTGGTGATGTTGTTGAATTTATTTTTGTAGAAAATATATATGCCTAATATGCTCTTCGCTAACAATTGTAACACCACTTTAAGTAGTAGTCTTACTAACGTAGCTACAACTATGTCAGTTACGTCTGCGACAGGCTTTCCAGTTCCTACAGGCTCACAATATTTTTATTGCACATTAGCTGATGCTGCTACTCAAACAACTATTGAGATTGTTAAAGTAACTGCAGTTTCAGGAACTACATTTACTATTGTTCGTGGGCAAGATGGAACAGCAGGAACTGCATTTTCTTCAGGTGCAGTAGTATCTCTTCGTTTAGTTGCTGCTTCTTTAAATGATTTTCCAAAACTAGATGAAGTAAATACATTTAGCCAAGCACAAACATTTAGTGTTGCCCCAATTACAAGCACATTAACTGGCTTTGTTTATGGTAATGGAGCATCTGCTCAAACAGTAGCTACTAACGCTCAACTATTGACTTTATTGGGAACTCTTCCAGTAGCTAATGGTGGCACAGGCTTAACAAGCCTTACTGCTGGTTATATTCCTTATGGTAATGGAACAGGAGCATTTAGTTCTAGTTCTGGTTTAAGTTTTGATGGTACTAATTTATTAGTTGGCACTACAAGCACTTCTGGTTCTATATCAAATAATGCTGTAATTTCGGCTGGTAAATTTTCATCAGCTAATGGTTCTATTTCTGTTGCAAACGCAACGGCAGGTACTATTTTTACTTTGCCAGGAACAACATTAGGGTCTTACATTGTTACTGCTGATATTAATTCTTCCGCTCCATTAAATTACAGCGCAGTAGCATTAGTAACTACAGATGGCGGTGTTGCTAGACTAACAACCTTACAAGCAGCAACAAATAACACTATTAGCATTTCAGGATTAAATGTTCAAGTTACACAAACATCAGGGGCAACTAATACAGTCTTATGGAGTGTAATAAGATTATCTTAATTACTAAACAGGCAAAAAATGACAACTTTAATACCAAAATATGATTTAATGAATGGCGGTTCTACGCCAACAGGCGTAATTAATAGACCAATTAATCAAAAATTATCTGAAACTGTTAGCGTTAAAGATTTTGGTGCTATTGGCGATGGCGTAACAGACGATACTGTTGCTTTAGCTGCTGCTAGAGCATATATTGCATCACAATCAATCCCTTCTATTTTATTGTTTCCTGCTGGTACTTATGTGTATAGCACTAGCCCAAATTGGGCTATTCAAAATGCAGTTATTCAATCTGAAGGAGAAGTTATTCTTCAATACACAGGAACTGGTAATGCTGTTATTTTGGATGCTGGTAATTCAGCCCTTATTTACAATGTAACAATGGGTGACTTTATTGTTAATTGCCCATCAACAGCTAATAATGGTGTATTTTTAAGGTCAGTTCATCACAGCAATTTAACTTTTAACATTAAAGGTGCTGGTACAACCTATGCAGGGTTTTATACTCAATTTTCAGTTGCTTCTGTATTTAATATTACTGTATCTGTAAACGAAAGCGGTTGGTATTTAGGTGCAAAACCAGCTATCGGCATTAATTTAGGACAAAGAAATGCAGGAGAAACTACTAGCTATTGTACGTTTATAAATCCAGTTGTTGAAGGCCCTTCTATTGGAATACAACTTTCTAATACTTTGGGAAATATATTTTTAGGTGGAACTTCTGAAGGATGTTCAAGCTATGGTGTTTATGGCTTAACCGACTGTAGTGCGGATTTATTTATGGGTACAGATTTTGAAGTAAATACCATAGCAGACGTTTATATTTTAGGTTCTAATGTTGAATTAAGAAAATGTGATTCATCAAGTATTGTTAATTTTGGAACCAGCTCTAGTAATTGTGTTCTTGATGGTGGTAGTCATCAAACCATTATTTTAGATACAAATTCTAAAAACAATACCGCTATAAATGCAAGATACAATAGATTGCAAACTTCTGGTTATTTTAATGATGCTGGAGTAAATTCTTATGTATCAAACATAGTAAGCGTAGCTACAAATCTTAGATATTTAACTGGTACTTTGTCTTATTCTCCTGGAACTATAGCTGGGGGAACAACATCAACAGCAACAGTTACAGTACCTGGAGCAAAACTTGGCGATGTTTGTTCATCTTCATTTAGCGTAAACGCATCAGGAATTGCTTTAACGTCTATTGTTGTTTCTGCAAATACTGTAAACGTATATTTTCAAAACATTACTGGAGCACCTGTTACATTGGGTTCAGGTACTGTGAAATCAATAATATTTAGAGGGTAATTATGACAAATATTTATACATGGGTAATAGATTCATTAGATTGTATTCCTTCAATTGATGGCCAAAATAATGTAATTTCTTGTATTCATTGGCGAGTTAACGCCGTTAGTAACCAAGGAAAAATATGAAAACATTTACATTAGAAGACCAAGAAGCAGCATTTATTCTCCGTGTAGTAGGACAGCTACCTACTGAATCAGGAGCATATCCATTGCTACAAAAACTACAACAACAGTTTGCTTTAATTATTGAAGAACCTACTCAACTACAAGAATAATCTTATGTCCGACCAACTAGAAAATAGAGTAGTACGTCTTGAGATTAAAGCAGACAACCATGAAGATGATATTAAAGAGCTTCGTAAATCAGCTAATGATCTATCCAAAGCCATGGCCAGTATAGAAAAGAATCTAGCACAGATTAAGTATATTGCCATTGGTGCCCTTGCTGTTGTAGTAACACAGTCCCTTGGACTTGATCGTGCAATTAAACTATTATTTGGAGGCTAGATGTCTACAACCTTTACAGTAAGCCGTGATCAGATTATCCAGTTAGCATTACGCAAGCTTGGTGTATTGGAACTTGGCGACACTCCTGATGCAGCTACAGTATCTAATGCATCACTAGCTCTTAACCTATTTATTAAACAGATGGCAACATCTGGTTTAAAGTTATGGAAAGTTAATGAGTTAGTATTACCCCTTGTTGCTGGACAGACTGAGTATGTTATTGGCCCAGCTAGTACTGGTACGGTAGATCTGAATACAGATAAACCACTTAAAGTAATACAAGCTTGGTTACGTAATATAACTGTAACACCATCTACGGATGATGTACAGATTCAGTTGCTAAGCAAACAAGAATACAATATGTTAGGTTCAAAGTTTAGTACTGGAACACCTAACTCCTTATACATGGATGTACGTAATATTACAAGTAATGTATACCTGTATGTTACACCAGATTCATATACACAGTCTAATCAACAGTTACACTTTATTGTGCAACAACCGATGGCTGATATTATGACAGCACAAGCTATCCCTGATTTCCCTACTGAATGGATGAACGTCCTTGTATGGAATCTTGCTGATCAGCTAGCTATTGAATACAGTGTGCCAGGTAATCATCGTCAAGAGATTGCTTTGCGTGCTAAGATTTACAAAGAAGAATTAGAAGGATGGGATGTTGAGACTTACTCTACATTTTTCCAACCTGACATGAGAATGGGAAGACCTTCTTCTAACAACCTACCATAACAGGATACTATGCCAATTGCAAGACTACCTTTAGCACAACCAATAGAGACTCGTGATGGTACCTTGGCAAAGGATTCTAAGTGTGTCAATGGTTACTTTGAGACTGTTGGACAGAAGCGAGAGTTTATTAAACGCCCAGGTATAAAAGATACCGGTGCAACACTTGCCAATGCACAGGGACAAGGATTATATAACTTTAATGGTTCGTTATTTGCTGTGGTGAATAATGTTCTATATAAGATTAATCCTACAACTTATGCTGTAACTACTATTGGTACTATGACTGGTACTATAGGTGGTATAGTACAGCAGTGTTATTTTAATAGCACACTTAACAACACATACTTGTTTGTACAGAACCAAGTAAATGGTTACACATACAATCCAGCTACTGGTGTCTTTGCTAAAGTAGTAGATGATGGTATTACTGTAACTACTGTTACTACTGGTGGTACTCATTATGCTAATCCAATAGTAACATTCTCAGCCCCATCTGGTGGTGGAACAACTGCTATAGGTACTGTACAGTCTACAAGTGGTATTGTTACTGGTGTTACTGTTACTAATCCAGGAAGTGGTTATACATCAAGCGATACATTAGTTGTAACTATAGGTGATTCAGCAGGTACTGCTTGGTCAGCTGGTTTAACTGTAGCTGCAGGAGATGTGTATTGGACTGGTACTGATTTATATACTGTAACAATTTCTGGAATTACTGGAACAACTGCACCAACGTTTACAGGACCCACACCACAGGCTGATGGTAGTGCTACAGCACAATGGTTAACCGCAAACTCACCGGCTTGGGTGGCCTCAACTCCTGTAGCAGTTGATTATACTTATTGGACCGGAACTAATTTATATACTGTTACTGTTGCTGGTACAACAGGATCTACTGCTCCTACATTTACAAGTGGTACTGGATCCGATGGAACAGCAACTGTTAAATGGGTAAGTGCTCAAGGTACAGTTGGATCAGGTGCCTATGTAACAGCTTTGTTAAACGGATTCCCTGCTGGCCCTTATGCTACAGGTGCTGTTTACTTAGATACTTATACTGTTATTGGTGGGACTAATGGTGAGATATATACATCTGAACCGAATAACCCAACAATATGGAATGCACTTAATTATATAACTGCAGAAGCAGAACCAGATGGGTTAGTTGGTATTGTTAAACATCTTAACTATGTACTAGCATTTGGTCAGTGGTCAACAGACTTCTACTATGATACTGGCTCATACCCAGGTTCCCCCCTAGCTATTGCCACACCATATCACATTGAATTAGGGTGTGCTAGCGGAGATTCTATCTGTTCGTTTGAACAAACAACAGTCTGGCTTGGCACTGCAAAGGAACAAGGACCCTCGGTATACTCTATCATGGGTGTATCACCATCAAAGATATCAACACCATTCATTGATCGTATTCTAAACAATAGTACTCTTACAGATGTGATTGCATATCCATTACGAATTAATGGACATACCTTTTACATACTCACATTAGCAGATCTTAATCAAACACTTGTGTATGATCTTAATGAGAAGCAATGGTATCAGTGGACTATGTGGGCTATTGGTGATAGTGATTCTGGTGTTCCTGGTATCTATGCAGAACAGTATTTCCGACCTAGTTACTTTGCTGGTGTTGGGGAAACATACTTCTTGTTAGATGATGACAATGGTAAGTTGTACACATTATCCGATACATATTACAATGATGCTGGTGCTCCAATCTATTATAGAGCAGTAACACCTATCATGGATAGTGGAACTACTAAACGTAAGTTTTATCATAGCGTTGAGATTGTGGGAGATAAGATTCCTGCTACAATGAATATAAGACATACTAGTGATGACTATAAAACATGGTCAAACTATAGACAAGTAAACCTTAATAATGAACGTCCACAAGTACATCAAGCAGGCGCAAGCCGTCGACGTGCTTGGGAGTTTTTATGTACTGACAACCAACCAATACGACTTGAAGCTGCTGAGATAGACTTTGATATTGGTGAGTTAGAGAATGTAGGACAACCAGCACAGCAAGGGTAAGGTAGATGGTAACATATCAAGTAGAGTTATACTCTGATGTTCTTCCAGAGCTACGGGTTATATACCCAGAGCACTATAAAGAAATAGAGCAAGAGGTTAGTGGTGGTTATGAACTAGACCCAGACTGGACTCAGTACTTTGCTCTTGAACAAGCCGGTATGTTACACGTTATTACTTGTCGCAAAGACGATAAGCTTATTGGTTACATGTTCTACATTGTTAGTAAACACTTACATGTAAAGTCATGCGTTACAGCCTACGAAGATATATATTTCCTTCGTAAGGAATACAGAAAAGGACGGACTGGTATTCGTATGTTTCAGTTTGCTGAACAACATATGAAGTCTATCGGTGTGAATAAAATGCTAGGCACTACTAAGGTACATATAGATAACTCAAAGTTATTTGAATACCTTGGATATCAGTTTGTAGAAAAACTCTTCAGTAAATATATATAAAAAGGAATTAATATGGGTGGCGTAGTCAATGCAATCTTTGGTGGCGGTAGTTCTAGTACTGCTTCACCAGCTCCATTACCACAAAGTCAAACAGATCCGTACGGTGCAATTGGCGGTCGTACTCAGGCTGGTAATCAGTTAATGAATTTAGTTAATAACCCAAGCAGTGCATTAAGCTCAGCTGGTTATCAACAACAACTACAACAAGGGGTAGCAGCTCAACAAGCAGCTGGTGCTGCTGGTGGTACTCTTCAATCTGGTGCACAAGCTAATGCTCTTCAGAGTATGGGTCAGAATACATTTAGCAGTTATTATCAACAGATGATTGGTAATCTTGGAGCATTGTCTGGTGCTACTACCCAAACACCTTCTGGTGCAGCTAATGCACAAACACAGAGTGCACAGATGGCTTACAACGCACAGAATCAGAATGCTCAATCAGGTCTTGGTTTAGTTGGTATGGCTCTTGGTGGTGCTAATTCTGCTGGTTTGTTTAGTGGCGGTGGTGCTGCAGCTGGTGGTGTTGATTTAGTTGGTAGTTCAATGGGTGGTGGTGGTACTGCAGAAGCTCTTGCAATGTTAGCAACACTTTAAAGGATAATATATGGCAAACTTAGCGCAAGCCTTTGCAGGTGGATTTGAAAGTGGTCAAGCTATAGGCGATACTATTGTTGCCGATCGTGATCTTAAACAGGCTCAAGCTGAATCAGGTCCTGGTGCTGATCTATTTACTACCTACCAGAAGGCTGGTCAGATGGCTATGCAATCTGGTAACACTCGAGTAGCAGATAAGTTTCTTAAGCAAGCTAATGAATATAAAGGCGATGCTCTTAAAACTAAATTAGCTGAGATGACTGTTCATCATGCAGAAGTATCTGACTTTGAACGGACTATTCGTGCTAACGATAATCCTGATTCTCTTAAAGCTGCTATCTCTTCTTCTGATAAATTAAATCCACAAGAGAAATTAGAGTACACTGGTCTTGTAGACAAAGCACAAAAGAGTGGTAAGTGGGATGAGTTTCATAAAGCTATTGGTCAGTCCACTGAAACATATAAAGAACAACAAGCTACACAAATTGCAATACTTAAAGAACAATTAGCTGAACAAAAAGTTCTCTTTGATATGAATTATAAATCAGAGAAGCTACGTATTGATGCTGGTAAATCTGCAGGTAAACCATCACCAGCAGAAAAACGTGCTAGTGCTATGGAAGATTGGAAAACTAAACGTGGTATTGTTCAAGAAGAAGCAATTGAAGGTAGGCGAGCTACTGCTTTAAAAGAACTAAAAACAAAACCATACTTTGGTAAGAAGTCTATGGATGAGCGTGAGACAGAGATTAATGAAATCTATGATGCTCAAATTGATGCTAATATGAAAAAGTATCTTCCTAAAGAAGACGAAGATAAACCTATTAACGCTCCTAAAGATAAATCTAAAGATACTACTAAATCCCCTAAAAAGGGTGATGTTAAAAAAGCAAAGGATGGTACATCTTGGAAATATAAAGGTGGAGATCCTTCTAAAGAAACTAGTTGGGAGAAAGTTTAATGGCTGGACCATGGGAAGATTATAAGGCTGCACCTGCTGAAGCAGCGCCTTCATCGGGACCGTGGTCAGACTATAAACAAGAAGCACCTGTCGAGTCTAAAGGATCAGAAGGTCCTTGGGCTGAGTACAAAGAACCTACTCCTAAAGCAGATAAACTAGGCCGCTATAAGGCTAAAGTATCTGTTGAAGCTGCTCCAGAGGGCTTTGAGAAACTACAGAAAGATATTGCTGCACTTCCTGGGGATATGAAAGCTGGAGTTAAGGCTGCTATAGAAGGCATTCCAGGGGCTGCGGGAGCTGTTGCTGGGGCTGAGGGTGGCCTAGCCTTAGGCGCTATGACATCGCCTGTTACAGGCCCTATAGGGCCTATTGTAGGGGCTATTGGTGGTGCTCTTGTAGGTGGATATCTTGGACATAAGACTGGTGAGTCTCTTAAAGGCATGGTACCTGAAGAAACTTTGTCTGCTGCTGGCTTTGGAAAAGGCCAACGAGAGGTTGAAAAGATACAACATCCTAAGGCATCATTTGCTGGTGAGTTAGCTTCATCATTACCGTTCTTTGGTCCGGGTAAAGTTGGATTGTTATCTCGTGGTTTTGGTGCTGTAGTTGGTGGTGGTATGGAGGCCGGTACGGAACTTGCTACTGAAGGTAAGATTGATCCTGGTAAGGTGGCAGCTGCTGCTACATTCCAAGGTGTCTTTGCTAAGCCTACTGCAATTACTAAAGCCATCTCTGACAAGTTAGGTAACACTGCTCGTATGGCTGCAGCTGAGGCTGCTAGAGATCCTGCTGCTTCTGAAACCACTAAACGTGATACAACAATTAAAAGTACTCTTGATCAGTTTGAAGCGGAAGCTAAGGCTGATATGGATACAAAAACAGCTCCATTAGTTGAAGCTGCAATTCGTGATAAGAAGACTGGTGCTGTTGAACGCATGGGTCCTAAGCATGATGAAGCCCGGAAAGCTGAAACTAAAGACACACATGAACAAGGTTTTCTTGATGGTGCTGGTAACTTTCTTGAGCGTAAAGAAGCTCTTAAACGTGCACGAGAAACAGAACAACTTGCTAAAGGAAAGAAGCTAGACTTCCCAGATGAGGGATTGCATAGTGGTGACCTGCGTGATTCAGGTGATCCTGCGTTTCAACTTGATAAACCTCGACAACCAAAAGAGGTTAAGACTAAACTTGATCGTGAGAAAGAGTCTTGGTCTAAAGAAGATAAACCAAAGAAAGCTCCCAAACCTAAACCTGAGAGTACTGATCCAATGGATACTGCTGGGCGCACTGATGTTGGTGAGCCTGGTGCTGTTGAACCAAAAGTTAAAGATGTCAAAACTAAAGGTCCGAAAGATGAATCAAAAATCCATGCTTCTATAGCACGAAAGATTTATCATACAAAGGGACTGGAAGCTGCAAAGTCTTATCTTGAAACAGTTACTCCACATGCTTCTGTAGTTGTGGAAGATATTAAAGATCGTATTGGTATTAACCTTAATAACGTTGATGCTAATCAACGCTTAACTAATATCTTTAAATCTGATATTATTAAACTTGTTCCTGATGCAGCTGAACGCAGTGCTTTACCTGCTGCTATTGAACATGGGCTACCGCTTGAAGGTGATGCGGCTAAGGCTGCGAATCTTTACAAGATAAAGATGGATCAGATTGGTAAGATGGCAGAGAAAGCACAAGTCATCCGTGGCTTGGTTGAGAATTACGTAACACGTATGGCCCGTAAAGCTGGTATGAAAGCAGAAGAAGAGGTTGGTTTTATTCAATCAATACTTAAATCTCCTGGAGTACAAGAAGGACTTAAACCTGGTTCTCAATTTGGTAAAGAACGTAAAATAGAATCGCTTGAACAAGCCCGTGAAGCTATGGCTAAGCAAGGCATTGAACTTGAGTCTGATCTTGCTGAGATTGCACATGGTTATATGACCGATATGTACAAAGCAATTGAAGATAAGAATCTATTTAATAAACTTAAAGTAACTAAGATTGATGACAAGTACGCTATTGTAGATCCAAGATCTAAAGAAGATCATTATGGCTACAAAGTAATTGATCATGGTCCATTTGCTGGTTGGTTTGTACACCCAGATATTAAGTCTGCTCTTAACTTTGTGTTAGGTGCTTCGGAGCCAGGTCCTTGGATGAAGTCTATTCTTACTGTTAACAACGCAATTAAACGGTCTAACATTAGTGCATCACTGTTCCACGCTAAATCGCTTGCTGAAGCTTTTGTTATGGCCCGCCCATACTTAGGTGAAAAGGTTGGTCAAGGCAGTCTTAGTAGTGTCCTTAAGATACTACGTGAAGGTGGTATGGGAGATGTAGCTGACTTAGCTATCCGTGAGGGTGGTGTTAAGCTTGGTATGTCAAGTGTTGAGGACGTAAGCCACACTGCAATCGAAGAGATTGGTAAAATGGCTGATAAACTTCTTGGAGCTTATTCAGATAAGAAGATAATTCAATCTGCATTAGGTAGGGCTGAGAAAGAAACTCTTGGTCGTATTGATAGTTTTACTTGGGACTATGTACACGATGGTCTTAAATTACTTACATTCTCAAAGTTACTAGATCAAGCCGTACATGATCATCCTAATGTTCCTAAAGAAGTGCATGCTAAAGAGATTGGTCGTTTTGTTAACAATAGTTTTGGTGGATTGAACTGGTATGATATTGCTAGACAGTCAAGCAGTAAGTTTGAAGAGTCCATGAAAATGGCATCGTATTCCCCCGAAGGAAGGCGTGTTCTTCAAGCAGTTATCTTTGCTCCTGACTGGACAGTATCAACCTTACGTTCATTTACAACAGCTCTACCTAAGAATTTACTCTCACCTGATATTGTTGGTGGTGCTAAGGGGTTGTTAAAACCGAAAACTCAAGGTGATTTTGCTAGACTTTATCAAATGAAGTTTGCATTGTTGTACCTTACAGCCCTTAATGGTGTTAACATGATTACCTCTGGTCATCCTATTTGGGATAACAAAGATAAGACAAGAGTTGAATTTAAGGATGGAACTACTATGCAAGCTACTAAGCATGCTATGGAGTTTATTCATTTTGCTAGCGATACTGATAAGTTTATTTCAGATAAACTAGGGTTCTTACCAAAAGCCTTTGTTATTTCTACAACAGGATTAGAATATGCTGGACCAGGTGCACCGAAGCTTGAGGATTCTTCTCTTGTTGGTCGGGCTAAAGCAGTTGGCAAATCTGCATTACCATTTAACGTACAAGCTTGGCAAGGTGCTCCTCAAGGAGAACAACTTCAACGTATGTTACTTGGAACATTAGGTATGCCAATCTATGGTAAGACTAAAATGCAGCAAGCAAAAGATAACTACGAAAAACGTAGACGTATGATGGAACGTAAAATGAAAGACGCACAGGACGAATAATGAAGATACTAATCATCGATG